TACTAAATCTTTTAGTGGTGGTATCAATGCAGGCGCACTAGGAGCAACCGCAACAGGTGCTAGAGGCGCTTTAGACGCTACTGCTACCAGACGCATGAACATTGTACGTAACGTTGCTGAGAACCTTATTAAGCCGCTTATACGTAAGTGGATGTCATACAACTCTGAGTTTTTAGAAGACGAAGAAGTTGTACGTGTAACTAATGAAAAGTTTGTACCTATTCGTCGTGATGACTTAGATGGTAAAGTAGACCTAGATATTACTATTTCTACTGCAGAAGACAATGCGGCTAAGTCGCAAGAGTTATCGTTTTTGTTACAGACCTTAGGTCCTAATGAAGATCCTGTAATTCGTCGTACTCTTATGGCAGATATTATGGAACTTATGCGTATGCCGGATCAAGCTAAGCGTATTCGTGATTACCAGGCACCGCAAGATCCTGTACAAGAACAGCTTAAGCAGCTAGAACTAGAGCGTTTAGTGCTAGAGAACGAAAAACTTAAAGCTGACATTGCTGATAAGAATGCCCGTGCTCAAGAGAATACTATTGATGCAGAGCTTAAACGTAACAAAGCAGCAGTAGAAGCAGCTAAAGCACGTAAGCTAACTAGTGAAGCTGATATGACTGACCTTAGGTTTATTAAAGAAGACGAAGGATTTTCACATCTAGAAAAAGTAGAGATTGAAGACCTTAAGCATGCACAAAAGATGGAAGCAGAAATGGCTAAGCATCGTGCTAACCTTGAACAAATGATGGCTCAGCGACTAGCTGGCGATAAAAATATTGGAGTTATGTAATGAGTTATATTGAACGTTCTAAGCAGAATGCTATGGATAAAGAAGAGCTAAAAGCTTTTCGAGCCCGGCAGGCAGATGATACTATAGCAGCTTTAACTAACGCAGCTGCTTTAGAAGAAAGAGCGCGCAATCAAGCTGTTATTGACAGTTTACTTCGTGATAGGGCTAGAACTCCTTACAGCCCTTACACAGGAATTGATAGTGCTGAGTTCTTGCAGGAAACTAGGTATATGGCTGACGGCGGGGCTACGGATGCAGACATGGCTGCTGCAAACTACTCACAATCTTTGAAGAATCAAAATACTGGCCCTGGTATTTACGATAAAGTAAAAGGGCTTGTAGGTAACCTGTTTGCCCCTTCAAAAGAAACACCGAAACTATCTGCATTTGCTGAAAGAGAGCTCTTAGCAGAACAAGATAAAGTAAACAAGGCAGCTCAAGAAGCGGACAGAACTCTACAAGGATACAAATAATGGAAGGCTTAGCACAACAAATGGCAGGTGCTCCTGCACAACAAATGGCCCCACAAGGTGGTGGTCAAGAACAGATGGCTATGATCGAACAGATTATTGCAATGCTTATGCAAGGAGTTGACCCAGAAGAGCTAATCCAGCAAGGCATACCCCCTGAACTTATTATGGCGGCTATTGATATGCTAGAGCAACAACTAGCAGCTCAAGGTCAACAACAAGCAGCACAACCTATGCAGCAAGCCCCTCAAGGCTTAGCGCAATCTATGATGTAGCACCTAGTTATGGATATTATTAGTACAGTACTGGACTGGGTAAATTATGTCACTTTAGCAGTGGCTATTGCTTCTACAATTGCTTCTCTTACAGATACACCAAAAGATGACAAAGTTGTAGCTAAACTTTACAAAATTGTTGATTTACTTGCGTTAAACGTAGGTAAAGCAAAAATGAAATAAGGAGTAGGTATGTCTGGACTAGCTGAAGAACTAGCGTGTAACTCACCAAAACGTACACCTAGCCATAAGACTAAATCACACGTAGTTAAAGCGTGTGAAGGCGGCAAGAAAAAAACTATACGTTTTGGACAACAAGGTGTTAGTGGCTCACCTAAAAAAGATGGCGAGTCAGAGGCTGCACGTAAACGTAGAAAATCTTTTAAAGCACGCCACGCTAAGAATATTGCGAAAGGCAAGATGTCTGCAGCGTACTGGGCTGACAAGGCGAAATGGTAATGGCTAAAGGTCTAGCAGAAACTATTGGCAAAAAAGAAAAAAGCAACAAGATTTGTGCTGCTGGTATATCTTGGGCTAAGCGTACTTTTGATAAGTACCCTAGTGCGTATGCAAACCTAGCGGCTTCTAAGTATTGTAAAGATCCAAACTACGCCAAAGGCAGTAAAGGGAAGAAAACAAAATGAGCCTAGCTGCATGGTTGTCTGAAGATTGGGTACGCATTAACTCCAGTGGAAACATTGCAGGAGCTTGTGGTACATCTAAAAACAAGAAGAACCCTGATAGATGCTTACCTAGAAAGAAAGCAGAGAGCCTCAGCAAGTCTGAAAGAGCTGCTACAGCTAAAAAGAAAAAAGCTGGTGCTAAAGGCGGCAAAGAACAGTTTGTAAGTAACACTAAGAAAGCAAAAGTAACTAGAGAATCCTAACTAATATTTAAGGTATTAAAATGCGTTATACAATCAAAAAAGGCGACACATTGTCGCAAATTGCTAAAAGAAAAGGTCTTAGTTTAAAAGCTTTGCTTTCTATGAACCCTAGTATCACTAACCCTGATAAAATACGTATAGGTGCTGTGCTTAACCTATCAGCCCCTGAAAAAGAAGAAAAGAAGAAAGAAAAAAGAGTAGTAGCTGCTAGAAACCCTAACTCTACTCCTCGTAGAATGATGCCTAAGAAAAAGAAAAAAGAGCCTGCAGCTAAAAAACCTAGTTCTACTAAACCATATACCATAAAAAGTGGCGATACATTATCTGAAGTTGCTAAACGTTTTGGTACATCTGTTAATACGATAATGGAAATGAATACAGGTATCAGCAACTCCAATGATATTAAAGCAGGACAGAAGATCTCTATCGGTAAAGGAAACAATAAAAATCCTTATAAAAGTATCAGTAAAAAAGAGCTTTCTTCAGGAGAGTTTGATACTAATGATAAGAAAGCTTCTAGAGCGGTTAATAAAAATACAGATAAAAATGTAAAAGGGCCTGATGTAAGTAAAAAAGCAAAAGCACCTAAACCGACTACAGAAGATATAACCAAAAGTAGAGTCCCTTCAGGAAGAGTCACAATTACTGATTTACCTAGTGAGCCGGGATTAGCAGAAAGTATTAGTGAAGTACCTAAGACTAAAAAACCTGTAGATAGATATGGCCCTTTAATGCGTAAAGGCCGTTAACAATAACTTTAAATATAGGAAAGTAAAATGACTCCATGTAAAGGCTGTAAAACTGTTAAAGCGTGTATCCAAAAAGGTAGATGCCTAGCTAAGGATAAGAAACCTATGGCTAAAAAAGAAGTAGCTAAGACTTCTCCTAGTGGCGGTGGTTACTAGTAATGGAACAATCTAAAGCTAAAGACAATAGCTTAAGAAAAAATGGTACTTCTAAGTCTACAGGGTTTTTTGGGGCCTTTAAGACTTTAGACGGAACCAATAGAGACATGACAGAATTTTCTGTGGGTGTAGATCTTGGCTCAGGAGAAGTGGAAATACCTTCAGTAGTACCTACGCTAACTAGAGTAGAATTAGATTATTTACGAAGTGGTAATGATCCATCAAACACTATAGTAAAAAAAGCTATACTGCACGCTAGAGAGCGCATAGCTCAAGGTAAAAGCCCTTTTTGGGGAAAAGGTGAAGAAGTGTATAAAATACCTGCACCTGAACGTAATACAGCCGATAATTTAGAAAGAATTTTAATAGATAGGGCTTCACAGCCAAGTAAACCAGTAGATGCAGGTTTAGCTACATATCTTAAAGGACAATAGTAATGGAACAAGGACTAGCACAGCAAATGGTGTATGGGGATGGCCAAGGCCAAAACACTAAACACTATTATGCAGGCAAGAAAAAGAAAGCTTCTAGTTGCGGATGTTCTAGTAAATCTCCTGGTACCCCAAGAAAGAAAAAGAAATGCGGGTGTTCCGGGGGTTGCGCTAAGTAACTGATTTGTTGTATAATACCGAATAGGTTAGTACTAGCTATCACTACAGTGCGCTAATACTAGTAAATTTACTTTATATTAACACAACCAAAAGGATTCATTTATGAACAACCTTAATGATCAGCAACTTTTAGAAGTAGAAAACCGTTATTGGGCGGATATGTGGAGTTCTTTAGAACGCTTAAAAGAAAATAAAGATTTTCAGCGAGTAGTTCTAGAAGGTTACTTTAAAGATAAGGCTGTTAACGGCGTTAGTTTATTGGCACAAGATGCAATTGTTGCAGGTGGCCACAGAACTGCTGTTATGGAAGACCTAATCGCCATATCTAGCTTAGAAGACTTTTTTGTCACTATTGAAAATTTAGGTACTATGCCTACAGATGAAGACGACGACGTCGAATAACTGGAGGGGTAGACCATGAGTAGCGAAGCAGATTTATGGGATATGTCTGATGATGAGCTTGAAGCAGCTTTTAAAGAAGCGCAAGCAAATCAAGAATCCCCAGATACAGATTTAGAGGCAGAAATGCCTGAAGAAGAATTTAATGAAGATGCAGACCTTTATGAAGAGGAACCTGCTGAAGAAGAATTTGACGATGGTCCTGAGCAACCTGAAGATGACCTTGAGGACTCCGGCCATGATACTAGCGACGAATCTGACACAGACGAAGCTGAAGAAGAAGACGATTCCGAAACTGATGACGAGGCTCCTGACGAGGACTCTGATGAAGATGAAGAATTTAGTTCTGATGACGCTGAAGATGAAGACGAGGAAGAGCAACCAGTACAAAACTATAAGTTTAAAGCCAACGGCAAAGACTATGAGTTTTCTAGTGAAGAGATCGTAGATCAATTCCCTAAAATCTTTGGTCAAGCAATGGACTACACCAAAAAGATGCAAACCATCAAACCTTGGCGTAAGACTATTGATGCTATAGAAGGTGCAGACTTAAAGCATGAAGACGTGAGTCTAATGATTGATGTACTGAAGGGCGACAAAGGCGCAATTGCAGAAGTATTAAAGCGAACAGGTACTGATACCCTCGACTTAGATGCAGATGACAATGACCCCTATGTAGCTAAGGATTATGGTCGCGATGACAGTGCCTTGGCAATTAAAGATATCGTTGACGATATTAGCCGAGACCAAGAGTATGCAACGACTCATAATATTCTATCTAAAGAATGGGATGATGCTTCATGGGGAACCATGACACAGAACCCTGAGATGATTAGGTTACTACACACAGACGTTAAATCTGGCATGTTTCAAACGTTACAGCCAGTAGCAGAAAAGCTAAAAGTCTATGATGGCGGTAAAAAATCTGATTTAGATTATTATAAAGAGGCTGCGCAACAGCACTTTACTCAAGTCGCAGAGCAAGATGCTTTATCGGAGCGTAGAGCTGCAAGACAAGCGGAACTAGAGACCAGGGAGGCAGAACAAGCCCGCCTAGCTCACGTAAAAGCTAAGTCGCAACAGCGTACAGCTACAACTAAAGCCTCTGCAAAGCGCAAAGCCGCTGCACCTACAAAGAATGCAGTAGCAAGTCGGGATGTAGTTGATTACTTAGATGCGTCAGATGTTGACTTTGATGAGTGGTATACAAAACTACAGAACGATATTTAACTATCTTTTTGTTTGGGGAGTAAAATCCCCTTAATAGCTTATATTGAGGACAACTACAATGGCTACTAATGTTTATGGTAACGGTACAAATAGCACAGCGGGTGCTAATACTATCGTTCATTTTTATGATCGTGCAGGTGTTAAAGCGGCTAACCGCACTAACGTCTACGGTCAATTCGCAGATCGCAAATCTATGCCTACTAAAATGGGTAAGACTTTTAAGATCTCTAAGTTCTTACACATGTATGACCGTGCTATCTCTGATGCCGCGTTCGCTGAAAAAGGCTTTTTATCAGCTCGTGACATCGACGATGTAAACACTGCGTTAACTTCTGCTACTTTAGCTGAAGGCGCTGGTGCGGTTAACAAAAAATCTTTACAGAAAGTTACAATGGAAACTTCTTTAGCTCGTTACGGCGAGATGATTGACTATACTGATGAAGTAGAGTTATTCTCTGAAGATGCTATCCAAGTACGCTACCGTGAAGAGTTAGGTGAATTAGCAAACTCTCGTATGGAAGATTTACTTCAATTAGACATGCTTGCTACTCCTACCGTAATGTACGCTGGTGATGCAACTGCAATTGGTGAGATCGATGCTGACTCTACTGTTTCTTATGACCTTATCCGTAAGGCTGTTCGTAAACTAGTTCGCAACCGTGCACAGAAAAACACTCAACTAGTAACTGGTTCTACTAAAATCGATACTAACACAGTAGCTAAAGCGTTCTACGCTGTTATCGGCGCTAATGTTAAAGGCGATTTAGAAACTCTTACTCGTGGTACTGTTGCTGACAACGGTGCAACTGAGTTTGTCTACATCCCAGCACACAAGTATGGTTCTGCTACTACTTTAGCTGAAGGTGAAGTTGGTGCAATGCACGAAGTGCGTTTCATCGAGTCTGAGTCTGCAGTTGTATATGCAGGTCAAGGCGCAGATTCTACTGGTCACACTGGTGGTTTATCTACTACTGGTAGTAACTTCGATGTGTTCCCTATCTTATTCCCAACTCAAGGTTGTTTTGCAACTGTTGGTCTTAAAGGTCAGGGCAAAATCAAGTTTAACTCTAAGTCTCCAGAGTCTGTAGAGAATGCTAACCCGTACGGTACTAACGGTTTCTTCTCTTACAACTTCTTCTACGCAGGTATTATCCTTGAAGAAGAGAAGTTGCTTAAGATCCTAGTTTCTGCTTCTGCATAATAACTAGTCTTTTAAGACACTAAGTAAAAACCTCGCTTCGGCGGGGTTTTTTTATAGCTTTACATTATTTGCAGTATTTTATATAATAGACAAGCAAGAATAACCTTTTAACCTCTAAATAACCTAGTAAGGACTTAGAAAATGTCTACATTACAAGAAATGAAACAAGAAGCAGATGAGCTTGGCCTAACGTACAACAAAAACATTGGTGCCAGTAAACTTGCTGAAAAGATTGAAGCTTTTTACGAAGCTGGAGAAACTTCTGGACCTGCTTTAGAAGCAGTAGTTGCAGAAAAAGAAAAAGCAGCACCTAAAAAGGCTGACAATGCACAAGATCCAAAAGTAGCTAAGCGTATTGCTCGTGAAAAAGCTGCACGAGAAACTAAGATTGTTACTATTATTGATAATGATCAACGAGTTAATAACCAGACTACGACTTGCGTAGTTAACTGCTCAAACTCTTATTTCGACCTAGGTACTAGAATTTTACCTTTAAACGAAAAGATTGAAGTATCTATGGGTCATATCCGTACACTGGCAGAAGTAAAAATTCCGCTGCATGTACGTGATAACAAATCAGGACTGTCTATGGTTAAGATGCGTCCCCGTTATTCGATTTCATACGAAAACGTTTAATAAAGGGGCCTACGGGCCCTTTTACATTTATACATAATGAAGGATTAGACTATGAGCTGCTCAGTAGCTAAATTTACTATCACTAAAGGGGTAGATAATACCTTCCTTTTCACCATTAAAGCTGACGGCTCTACTCTTCCTATGGAAATTACAGGAACAGATACGTTTGTTGCTGACCTAGTTCCTCTAGACCCTGAAGATACTACTACAGGTCTTTCTGCTGTCCCATTAACACTACCTAGTAACCTACTTTCTGGTAAGGTTACTTTAGATATTCCAGAAAGTTCTACTCTTGCCTTAGTAAGTGATAAAGGTGCGAAAACGGATCGTTATTACTTACGTCCTACGTACAGACTGATTATTGAGTGTAATACTGCAAATAACGGTAATTTTATTGCTAAGGTGCCAGAAGTCTATGTCGATTAAAACTACTACCACTATAGAAGTAACTCCAGACACTACAGAGATAACCCCTAGCGTTACTAAAGACCTAGTTGGTACCAATACGCATTGTGTAGAAATCGAAGACAGCCCTACTATTACAGGTATTAAAAAAGAATACTCTATAGTAGGAGATGGTCTGTATGCTTCTATCGGGGCCGATGAAGCTCCACAGTGGCTTGTTTCTATAATTGATACCGTAGTAGAAAATAGTACAAGAGAACGATTTGAGAATTACACAGAGCTGGTGGGGGATGTTAGAAGTGCTGTAGATTCTATTGATATAGCAAAAAATACTTTTGTAAAAAAAGTCGATTTTTCAACTTCTGTAGAAGGTGTTGTAGGCAGTACGTTTCAAAGTCTTAACGCCACTGTTGGGGCTGTGTCTAGTAGTATTGTAGATATAGACACCGTAAGGGCTACCGCAAGTGAAGCTGTTACTGCTAGGGTAAGCGATCTTAGAGCAGAATTTGACAATAACGAAAGCCGTTTTACCAATATAACATCTGGTTATACTTCTGCTGATACTGCTTTAGGACAACGTATCGATGTTCTTACCGGTAAAGTAGTTAGTCAAGACGGCGAGTTAGCGGGTACATCAGATGCAATAGATGGATTACGTACCTATGTAGGTTTGACAGCCTTTAACGATCCTAACGGTACAGGGATGCTAGCGCGTGTCCAAGTACTAGAAAACCAAAATGATGGGGTTATAGAGTACACTACAGGTACGTACGATGTAATGACAGGTGTAAGCCCTGGGGATTCCAACCTAGATGACGATGAGCTAGATGTTGCAGCGGAGCCTTACGCTACTTGGATAGCTACAGATACTACTAATAATGATGAAGCAGAACGCTCTGCTCACGTAGGTGACGTGTATATCCAATACGATGCAAGCACCGGTAATTACGTAAAATCCTACAAGTTTATAAAAACTGCTCAAGATACAACTTCTCCTTTTGCTACAGACCCGCAAGGGTATACTTGGGCGCTAGTAACAGACACGGATTCACAATCTGCTTACGTAGCAGCACTTAATGCGGCAGACTTAGCAGACCAAAAAAGAAGAGTATTTGTAGCTATTCCTTTTGCTCCTTATGACGAAGGTGACCTTTGGGTAGATAACAGTACATCCCCTAGTGTAGTTAAAGTAGCTACTACAGCAAGAGCAAATACGTATAACGCAGGAGATTGGGCAGTTGCGGACGAACAAGCTCAATATTTTATAGATAATACATATACCCCTGATAGCGCTGCTATACATAGACAGCTAGACGGTAAAATAGAGTACTATTTCTATGATACTTTTGCTGATGTACTTGATGTTAGCGAAGTAGAAGCTATTAATGAGGCTGATGCTTTAGACATAATAGATAATACTTGGAGTACTCCAGAACTAAAAGACGCTGCGAACGGTAATATAGTTTACTTTAAAGATACTACTAATGCTTACTGGTATCAAGCAAGCACTCCTGCCTGGCTAACTGTGACAGATACGTCTATGTATCAAGCGTTACAAGATGCTGCAACAGCCCAAGGCGCTGCAGACGGTAAAGTATCACAATTTTATGCCTGGGGTGGTACTGCTGCTCCTGCAGATTACGTAAGAAACCCTTCAGATCCTGTAGAAGATCAAGTTACTGTATCTGCAGATAACTTTTTATATTGGTATAAAACAGACGGTATTTTATATTATAAACCATCAACAGAATGGACTGCAGTACCTACTGCTGCCGGCACAGGAAATGCATATGCAGCAGAAGGCGATATAGTAACTGTATTCGACCCTACTGATGGAGACATTTCTAATTACTCCTACAATGGTACTGCATGGGAACGCACAGGCCCTACCGGTATTATATCGCAAAGTAGTTATTTCCTAGATCTAGACACTGCGGTAAGAGGGCCTAATGGCGTAGCTCAAGGACTTGTAGACTTACGTATTGATAGTGAAGCTTATACAGATACTGCTGTTACAGGTGTTACAAACAAGTTTGAATATGAAAGTGTGATATACCTTAATGGGGCGTACTACAAGTCTGGCTTTGGTATGAACACTGTTGGTGTTGCACAAAACGAGACCAATCCTCCTACAGGAGAATCTGAAGATTCTGCTTTTGATAGTGAGTTTTACGTAAACGCAGAAAGGTTTGTATTAAAAAGCCCTAGCTATCCAGAAATAGAAGCAGTGTTCCAAGTAACAGCCACAGGTATAAGTTTAGGACTAGAGCATACAGAAGCTACTAGAAACAGGCCTAGAGGCTCTTATGCAGCGTTAGTAGAGTATGTTGAAGGCGATATAGTAACTTTTAATAACTCTAGTTACGTAGCTCGTGTGACTGTTACAGGCGTAACTCCAGGCAGTGACGACACTAAATGGCAATTACTTGCTGCACAAGGTACATCTCCTTTATTGTACGAATTTGAAGGAACTGATACATGGCCTGTAAACACTACTTCTGCTAGTGCAGATGAGCATACGTTTACATCTTCTTTTGCCGGTAATGCTATCATACGTGTGTTGGCCTATGACGCAGAAGGCGGAGTAAGACTATCTCTAAACGATGGTAGTGCTATACCCTTCTCTAGATCACTAGCAGACAACACGGAAGAGTGGTATGAGTTTAGTTTTGATAACTTAATTGCTGGTGATAATTCAATAAAAATATGGTCTACATCTGATGATGGCGGTTCTATTAAAAAGATTGAAGTAGCTTTTTCTGGTGCTAGTGGGCTATCAGGTGGAACTACTGATTTCCTGTTTATCAGATCTGTCGGCGTTCCTACCGATCCTCCTGCAAATGAAGATTGGGAAACAAACGCTGTTGATGCTACTGGTGAAGGTGACTTGTGGTCTATTAAAAAAGTCACAAACGCTGGAGAAGTAATAGCTACGTATACTGATAAACGTATCATTGAAGCTCCTATGATTAGAGAGCTAACTATATACAGTGATCCTACTACTGGTGCAGTAACGGCTCCAACAACTAGTACATACAACCTTAGTACTGATACTTTAACCATTGACAGTGATGACTGGAACAAGTTTGTTCCTGGTATTACTACTAATAACCACAAAATATATGTAAGCACTGCTTTAGTCACAGGTAATAATACACAAACCAGTGTTGATATTAGTTGGTCTGAGCCTGCTGTATACGCATTTAGACAAGACGGTATTGATGCAGATGTTTATAAATATGTGTATAAAGATAATCTAACTAAACCTAGTGCTCCTACTGACGATGCTCACACAGGGTGGGTTGATGATATACCTTCAACCATTAATAATACTCTTTGGCAATCCTTAGGCAAGCAAACCAACGGTACTGGTACGTATTCATGGGCGGAACCTGTACAGATTACTGCTAAAGATGGTTTAAGTGCCTTATTATTTGAATGGGCAGGAAGCGTGTCATGGCCTACGTCTACTGGTATAGGCGGTGCACATACTTTTACTTTTGACTCTGCTTTTGCAGGGAACGCTTTCCTTAGAGTTAATGCTACTGATGCAGAAGGCGGTCTTCAAGTAGCTCTAAACGGAGAAGTCCTAGGCTCATTATCAGGAAATAACAATCAAGTCAGATGGTATGAGTTTGGTGCAGACAACCTAGTTACTGGTACTAACACTATAGCGTTGTGGTCTTCCACAGGAGATGGTGGAAGTATTAACGAAGTAAAAGTAGCGTTTGTAGGTGCTAAAGGTATTCAAGGCATCACAGGCGACTTTACTGACTTTTTATTCATCAGAAAAGATGATGTTCCTCAAGATCCTGGCGGCGCTGATGGTAATTGGTACACCGATGTAAATAGCGTTGTAGTGCCTGAAGGTGGCGGCAAGCTTTGGTCTATCAAAAAGAAAACTACTAATAACGGAAGTACTGTAGAGTATTCCGATAAAAGAGTAATAGAAGCAGATATAGTTAGAGAAGTAGTTCTTTATTCTGCTGCTGTCGACTCTGCACCTGCTGTACCTACTACGGAAGTTACATATAACTTTTCTACTAACACTATAACAGAAAATCATACTTCATGGAGTACTAGCTTTCCTAGCGATGTACCTGACAACAAGAAAGTATACAGAATTACAGCCCTAGCTTCAGGCAACATCACAGAAACATCTGTTTCACTAGAGGATAAATGGTCTACTCCATCTGTATATGCCCAGCGTATAGACGGGACTAATGGAAGCAGTGCGTACGAATTGTGGGTAGCTGCAGACAATACAGGAACTGAAGCAGAGTTTTTAGCTAGTCTAGAGGCTTCTGAACAGCATTTTCATATACGTTATAGCGATGTCGCAGATGGTACTGGCTTTAATGATGTTCCAGGCGATAAGGTTTATGTAGGTATATACGTAGGCACTAGTAATACTGCTCCTACAAACAAAGAAGACTACGCGTGGTCTAGAGCTAGAGGTGAAAATGGTACTACTCCTGTAAAAGGTACAGACTACAACGATGGCGTTGGTAGTTATGTAAGTTACGTATTCCTTACGCATACTGCAGCTCCTGGAGTCCCTACGGGCGGTTCTTACAACGGTACTTCTGAGACTATGCCTACTACAGTCGTTAGTGAGGTTACTAGAACATGGTCAGATGATCCTGTAGTAGCATCGGATAGTATTACTTGGGTATCAAAAAGAGTTTATACACAAACACTGTCTAATGGGTCAGCAAGTACTACTTGGACAGGAAGTGATTGGAGCACTCCAGCTAAATTTTTTGAAAAAGGTAGTACAGGTACTGCTGCAGATAATTATAAAGAAATATTCTTATATCAGACTGCAGCTGCTGTACCCACAGTATTTCCTACTAAGTTACAAGGATTTACTGCTTCTTCAGGTAATGCAATAGCGTTTGGTGATTGGACAGTAAGTTCTATAGCACCTACTACCGCTACACAAAAAATATACAGAATAAACATAACAATGCGTCAAGTCGATAATGACGGCAACTGGTCTGCTATAGATGACAACTGGAATGGGCCTGTTGCTATAACCGGTATCGATGGCAATAGTGCTACTTCATATAAAGAAATATTTTTATATAAAAATGCAACAAGTACCCCTACAGTACCTGGAGTAAGCGGGTCTTTTTCAACTAGCGGTAATGCAGTAAGTACTGATGGATGGTATGTAAGCCCTCAAACTTTAGCATCTGGAGAGTTTACATGGAGAAGCTCTTTAACTATTAAACAGATAGACAGCACAGGTAATTGGACTAGTAGTGACACTGTTTGGAATACCCCTGTAAAACTTACAGGTGATAAAGGAACTAGTGTTACAGGTCCTAGAGGTACGGCTACTCTTACACATAATGCTAGCGATTTAGGTGATGCAGAGCCTGGAGACGCAGGCACTATAGCTAAAATTGCTGGTTACTGGGATACTGCTGCCCCTGCTGCCTATGCTGGTGAAATAACTGGCGATACCCTTATACTTAATAACACCGACACTGCTGCTGGATGGACTCACATATACGAGTACTCTGGAACAGTCTGGGCAGCAACTAGTACTTTTACGGTTAATGGTAATCAAGTCATAAACGGCACACTAGCTGCAGAAGCGATAGGATCAGGTAGTTTTAGAAGTACATCACTGTCTGGTACTCGTCCTGTTGTAGCTAATGACTATACGGGAACTATTATGGATACTAAGGGAGTATCTGTGTACAACAATGGGCAGATTAGAGTAAGACTAGGGGATTTATCTCCTGATACTTAATACTGCGTACATAATATCTTGGTTAGGTAACTCAAAAACTATAGAGCAGAGACTAGACCTTATTAAACAATCCATAGAATGGTGCAAAAGTAAGGACCTAGTTCCTTGCATTATAGCAATGGAGTGGCCTGAAGAGGCCTATAAAAAATTTTCTGAGGTTAAATGGATACGTTCTGATTTTAGAATGCCTCCTGCGCATGCTCGTAATATCGCACTTAACCATTTTTATAGTACGGATGATGACTACTGCTTAATACTTGATGATGATACATGGATAGCAAAAGGTGACGATTTAATAGATACACTTAGAAAAAAAGACATAGGGGATGTATTAACTGTAACACATGGAAATCTTTGCTACGCTCCTTATCATCTAAGTACTTACCATAGAGTTAAAACTACAAATCATATAATTACTGGATGCTTTATAGTAAAAAACTTTAGAAAACGGTATAATGAGGAATTGTTTTTTAATACAAACTTTATTACCCATCCTTCAAGAGGATTAGTTTACGGAGAAGACGTAAATTTTCCTAAACGAGCGCTTTCTAAGGGCTACAAAGTGTACGAAGTTTATAGCTCAGCAGTAAACAATAGCAGAAATATAGACTGCACAGAAAGTACTTGGCTAGATAAGCCTTGGAAAGAGATAAATACTGAAGGCCAAGCAGATATAAAAAAGTTTGACGCCTTAGATAACATCTATTTAAATTTTACAGAAGAAGTAATTAAGGTAGAAAAATGAATTTTAGTTGGAAAGTACTAAATATAGAATGGATTGAAGAACTCAATAGTAATTCAAAAGTGATAAGAAATGTACACTTTTGGGTTGAATGTGTAGATGAAGAAGGCTACAAAGGCTACACTTGGGGAAATGTACAACTAGAAGTAGATAATATAGAAGAATTTATACCTTTTGATGCTCTTACGGAAGAAGATGTAATAGGATGGACAAAACAAACTTTATTAGATATAGAGCCTAGAGATAATACAACTGGAATGACACTTGTAGATAAATTACAGCATGAAGCTTACCTTATGTGCTTAGAAAAAGATCCTATCAGAACTAGAGGGATTGGGGTTCCTTGGTAAATGGCAACTATATATGAAAGTGCGTTAGTAACAGGGTTTAGTAGTACATCCATATACGATAGTTATGGAGGTCTTCAATATGTTATAGATTTAACAGGATTTGTTTCTTCTACTACTAACCCTGGTAGTAATATTGGTACAATAGACGGAAGTACTTCTCAAGACTATATTAGTTCATTAAATACTAATCTAATAGGACTGTATAACTATAAGCGTAGTAACAGTGCTGACAACTTCCTGCATTTTCAGATTAGTAATGATTCTGCTTCATGGTATGATCTAAAACTTAAAAATTCATCAAATCAAACAGCTAGTTATAAACGAGTAGACGCTACAAAGTATACTATAACAGGAGGTCACAGCTACCGCTGGAATACTGCGTCGCAATCTGCTGTATCGACAAGTGGGACTTCTCATACTGTTTATCTAACTGATAATGGTGGTTTTGATGCCCCTGTTGATTTTACTACTAACCCAGTCTGGACAGTAGCTAGTGCTGAGGCTTCCTCTATAAGTAGTATTAGTACGTCTCCTGTTGCAAATGGTACTGCTCCTATAGCTTATAGTTTTTCAGAAAGCGCCTCTAACATAACTATTAATAGTAATACTGGTGCTGTTACCTGGATTTACGCAAATAGTAGTACTTCTACACAATCTACTACAGTAACTGCTACTGCTACTAACGCGGAAGGCACGTACTCAGAAAACTATACAGTGTCTAGATTAGGCGGTCCTGGTGTTTCCGGTACGTATAGTTATGCACAAGAAGGTTATACTGGAGGCACTACATCTCCTACTGGGTCTCCAGTATTTACAGGAACAGAAGGTACATGGTCTATTTCTGGTACCGGAGCTACTATAAACAGTAGTACAGGTGCTGTTACTTGGAGCAATAACACCACTTCTAGCGTAAGAACTGCTAGTGTGCTCCGTACTGTTACTAGAAACGGGTATGCACGAGTATTTACAGTAGGTACATCTACTCAAAGAGCTCGCCCTCTTAATTCTATAAGTATTACGTCTTTTACATCTACATCCTTAGTAGGTAATGGAGATACTATATCCATAAGTGGGTCGGTATCTTGGGCAGGACAAGATCAAGAGGTTGCATCTTGGGTTATTAAACGCCTCGACACTAACGCAATAGTAAGCCAGGGCAATTTTAACACTATAGGCGGAAGCGTATCGGGAAGTATCACTGCCCCTAGCTCTTCTTCCGTAGAGTTTTCTCTAGATGTAAGCGAAAACGATAATGGCTCATCTGCAGCAGCAAACACGACTACACAAATAGTAACTGCACCTAACAGTCCTACTGCAGTTTCTGACGATGTTGCTGAGGACAGTGTAACAGTAACAGTAGCATCTTCTGGCGGGTCTAATGGAACTTTACATTACGCGCAGACAAGTACTAACATTGTACCTACTACTGGATGGCAAACTGGTGCTACCTTTTCTCAAGCAAGAGGTACTACGAAGTACTACTGGGCCAGTAATATAAACGGTACGATATCACGAACAGCTGCAAGTAAATCACTATATGTAGGATATTTGTTACCTGATACAAGCGTTACAGCTACTTCTAGTACTATAAGTAACACTGCAACTACTACATCTACTACAATAGCCGGTGGAAGCAGTAACGATACTTATGCTGTACGTGTCAATAATGGTACTGATAATTTAGGTACAGTAGTAGATAATGGCGATGTTAGTTTTACTGATAGCTTACCTAGTGCCGGTACTATTACTACTTACGAGATATTTGCTGCTAGAAGTACCGCTTCTGGTGGTGATGGACTGTATGATGCTACAAATGATACGTTTACTGTAGGTAGGCAGATAGCCAATATAGCTACCCCTACCGCTTCACATGACGACGCAAACGCAGGAACAGTGACAGTAACTCTGTCTGATGTGAGTGTTACGGGTGGTACTACCAGCTACGCACAAACTGCTACTAACGTTGCTCCTACGACAGGATGGCAATCAAGCAGCGTATTTACGCAGACTAGAAACACCACAAACTATTACTGGGCTAGGGCCACTAGTTCTGTAAATACTACAGTAAGTAGTGCAGTAAGCCTTACAGTAGACCCTAGAGCGTCTACGTTAACATTGACGGGTGTTACTACTACAGCGCCTAACGAAAATACTAGTCAAGACTTAACCGCTGATTATACTACCTATGACGGCGTAACAATAACAAGTTACGCTTGGTCTGATGACAGTTCTGCAATATCCTTATCAGATACTACCACTAGAGATATTACTGCTTCTTTTGGTAACGTCACTGCAGATACTACAGGCACTGTTTCTGTAACATGTACTGACAGCCTTGGTGCGACTATTACTAAGTCTCAGGCTTTTACTATAGGCTTTGTTAACCAGCCTCCAGTAGCTAATATCCCTACAAGCAATCAGGGTAATACAATACCGGCTGGTGATGACTACGAGATAACTGCTACTTCTAGTGATCCTGATGATGCTGGACAGACCATCACTACTACGCTACAAAGAAGTACCACTAGCTCTACTACAGGGTTTTCTACAGTAGCCACTGGTACGTCTGACGCCAAAACAGTTACATATGCAACTACAGCGCATATTTCTGGTAGTAGCCGTACTGTCTGGTACAGAACTCAAGCTAGTGACAATGTTGCTGGTGTTGTTACCAGCAGCGTTCTCGCAGTTACAGAAAGCGCCGCAACTGCAACTACTGTAGATATTACGTCTGTAGGGGACACTACTCCTAATGAAAACACATCAGATCAGGTTACAGCTACTGTCGCTACAGATCCTGATGTTAGTATATCCTCTTACGCTTGGACTACAACAGGTGCTTTAAGTCTTAGCTCTACTACTACGCAAAGCCCTATTGTGTACTTTGGTGATGTTAGTACGAATAGTGCAGCTAGTGTGACGGTAACAGTTACTGATTCTCTTGGAAGAACTACTACAGATACCCAAACTTATACAATACAATTCGTAAACCAGGGCCCTAGTATAGGCTCTTTTATAGCAAGCCCTAGCTCTACGGTAGGCCTGCAAGCTGTTACACTTTATGCAACAGGGTTAAGTGATACTGATGGTACTATAGCAAGTGCAGTTATTAGTCAAATGTCTGGAACTACAGTTAGCCTAAGTACTACAAGTAATACAGGAATTGACACTAATAATGCTACAGCATCTGCGTCGTTTACTGCTCCAGACGAGAATGGCACCCTAGTTTTTAGAGTTACCGTTACAGATAGTGATGGAGGAGTGGCTAACCAAGATGTGGTAGTAACTACAACAGAAGAGAATACTGTAGTACCTCCTTCTGGTAGTAGCTACGGGTTAGAAGTGTACGGACCAAATGGTGAAGTATACCTAAGTATTACTGATAGATTAACAATTTTTAATACTATGGTAGATGGTACGCTAAATGCAGGTACTAACTCAGTAGTTATACCCCTAACAGGAAACCCTACTAATATTATATGGTTAAATCCTCCTGTGTCATTAGCACTCCCTAGTTTGGACTTTACTTTAACAAGTACCAGCCTTACTATAGCCAGAAGCAGTGCTTCTACTACGAGTATCCCTTATAAAGTATTAGTACTAGGAATATAGCATGAGCTTCGGAATAAAAACTTTTAACGCTGCTGGCGATTTAATACTTAACTCAGATGATGCAAGTAGAATTACTTACTTATTAAGATCTTCTGGAACAGTTACTACAGGAACTAGTACTAATACTACTAATATAGTTACTTTTGGCAGCGCTAGTGTTAGCGGTATAGGTGCTGGCGGTGAGATTCTAGTTTTTGTAAAACCTAAAGATTATACAGGAGATGTTAATGTGTACGGCACTCCTATAAATAATGGTGATGGATTTCTTATATATTCTATGCCTGGAAACATCGAATTTGAATATTTAATTTTCGAGCAGTCTTCAGATAAAACACCTGCAGGTACTGGATATGGTTTTGAGATATACTCACAAGAAGGTATTTTACTGTTTACTGGTGACTATTTTACTACTAAAGTAAGGGCTATACTGGAAGGTAATGGGGCTACTTACTCAGAAACAGGAAAAAATATTTATGCTTCTTTGTTTCAAGTCCCTAATCGCACAACATCTACACAAAATGGTCAGTTGTTTTTTATACGTACGGAAGGAAGAATGCTTAAGTTTGATGGTACTTCTTCTATAAGTATAACAGAAGATTTGATGAGAGCGTATACTCAAGCAGGTGGCGGTACTACTTATGACCGTTCTGCTGACACTAATACAGCTGCTAGAACTATAATATTTGGAGCTTAAATAATGATTACATATGCTTTTATAAACCCTATTGACGGTACTGTTAATTTTACTGTCAGTCCTTCAGATACTGCTA